CCAAATGATATTTTTGATGTTATTTATTTGTACACAGGATCAATTAATCAATTGGGCACAGGAACTTATACAGAATGCACACCAACAGTTGTTTATACACAAGGTGTTGCAACTTATACATTAAATCAAGTTGTAGATGCCGGTAATATTCCATTACCTACGTTGCCTGTAATAAGTACTGATCTTGTAGTTTTCAGTGGGACCGCCGGTGCTGTAGCTGATTCAGGTGTATTGCTGGCTAATGTTATGCAGAAAAATATTGTTAATACAATGGCTGCTGGATCTAGCATTGTTTTAGCTAAAGTTAATGGCACTGAGGCTGCAAATGCAGTGACAGCTAATGGTGTTGCTGGTTATTTGACGACTTCAGCATTAACAACCGCGGGCGCAGGTACTTATGTTATTACTTGGACAAATACCTTTATTTCAACTACATCAGTTATTGGATTAACGATTCAAGGTGGAACAAATACTACTCAAAACGTTAACTTTAAAGTAGTTGCTGGCGCAGGAACGGCTACGCTCACGATTTACAACCTTACTGCTGCCACAGCTCTTAATGGCACGATTATTATTGGTTATTCAGTATTGTAAAAAAGTTTTGGGCAATAATGTAGCTTACAGTTTACAAAAATTTATTTATGTAAACTGTAAGTTATATTTAGGTTACATAATTCGTTTGATTACTCATCTTTTTATTTTTTATTTTTAGGTTTTGATTTTACTATTTTTACGCCTGATTTTCTAGCTTCATTTAAGCTAGCTGCAATAGCTTGTTTTTTTGGATATCCGCTATTTTCCATTTCTTTAATGTTTTTCCCGATATTCTTTTTTCCTGGCTTTAACGGCATTATAAGTTTTCCTTTTTTATTTGAATCTCGATATTAATTTGTTCAATTGAAGCTTCTTCAATAAGCCATGCTAATAGGCGAAGTTCAGCTTGTAAATAAGCTTCGGTAATAGTTTCTGCTTGAAACCAAATATGCTTATCCTCAGCCTGAATTTTTATATATTTTTTTAATTTATCTAGTTTATCATTCACTAAGATTTGTCCTTTAAATATTTTTTATATAAGTCCGTAATTGATTTTTTAGCTAAATCTTGGCTTAAATGCCATATTCCCATTTCGAATAGATCGGTTTTGGTGAAGCGTCTAAATATTTTAGTTTGATATTCTTTAATCATATTTTCAATGACAGATGCACATTCCGGGCTAATCATAAAACTTACCATTTTACGTTTTTTCTCGGGTGGTAAAAGTGGTCTCATAATTTCTCATCCATGTTGATATTTTATTCATAATACCATATGTATCCACCAATAGGTAAATGTTTCTATTCTTGTTAGCGGGTGTTATTATTCGTGCTGTCGGAATTAACAATGGAGAGAAATAAGATGTTAGATATTATATTGCAGATTATAATATTATTGATCGGGACAGGTATAGTGATTCGATTAGCAATCATTAGGGATAAGAATTGATGAGCTATAAAGAGCAAGCGTTCGCTTTACTTCAAAGTAAGAAAAGTAGCAATTGGCTTAAAAGAGCAGTGTTAGATTTAGCAGGTAGGGAAGTTAAGTATGTTATTGAAGACCTCGAGCTATTGCTTGGCTTATTTGAACTTAAACAACAAGAAGAAGAAAATCTATGAGATTAGAAAACATGAATGGAAAATATAAATGGAAATAATATTAATCGGTGGATCATTCCATAGACAAAAGCACAATATTAGAGAAGGTCAACATACTATAATGATTCCTTTTCCTGCTGATATGTCCGATGAGACAAAAAAATGAACCCCATAAATTTTTCAGACATAAAAAACCAATTACAAAATGCTTTGCAAGAAAAATTAAAATTAACGCCTATACAAAATGAAGCTGGATTTGCGTTTATTGAAGGCTTTATGATGCTACCTCTCCAAGGAACTATTTCAAATAATACTATTCTAGGCGGCCCAAGCATTCCTACGATTGGAATTGTAGGCAACACCTCTGGCCGCATTTACACCTTTGCTTTAAAAGCAATTTTACCGGATATTCAAATATGACCGCTAACAATACCATTCCTCCTAGCACCACCAATTTTCAAACTAATCCCACTCAATCATTTGAAGAACTTGAAGAAAAAGTACTAAGCCTAGACAAAGATTTAAAAGAAGCAAAAGAGAATTTTGAAAAAGGTCGATTTGATTTAATTACAAGGAAAAATAATGCAAATAACCTATAACATTCCGATTGAAGAAACTAAAGCATATCAACAAGGTTTTAATCAAGGGATGGCAATAGCAGTATGGAAGATATCCAAACTTTTTGATCAAGCTATTTTAGATGTTTTGAACAATAAGAAAATAGAAGATAGAGATAAATAAATGGAATTAGAAGATATCTGCTCAGAAATCAACACTAATATAGATTTCTCAAAAACGAGAAATAGAAAATATTTTCCTGAATGTATAAGTGTATCTCTTGAATATGCTAAGAAATTAAAACAGATTGGCGTTGAACAAGAATCAATATTTTATTGGTATGAAATACCTTATTTGATTCAGTTTAATAAAGATTCTTCACAAGAGAAAATTATAGAAACGCAATTTGAGATAAGTGGATTAGATTATTCTAAATATAGAACTATTCTAAATCAATATTCCGCTTTTACAGCCCAAGAATTACTAGATTTATCCAAGGATTGTTTCTTTAATCTTGGCCAGGATAAAGTCAAATTATCTTTATACTTCCAACCTGAAGAAGGTACAGATAATACATATACTTTTACCGAAGGCAATTTAGCTGACCTCTTCGCACAAATGCTCATTGCTAAATTTAATGAACAAAAGGATATATAAATGAAAAAACATTTAGGATTTTTAATAGCTTGCATGATTCCAGGATGGTCAGGGGCTATTTCTGGAATTGGCGCTTGTACAGCAAGTTTTCCGCCGGTTAGTGTTCCTTCGGGAATTACAACTTATTTAAATACATCTAGCAATTTACAAAATGCGATTAATGCGGCTAGTTCAGGTACTTTGTTGGTTTTAGCTCCTGGCGTTTATAATGTTCCCACTGTCATAAAGCTTAAATCGGGTGTTTCTATTGCTTGTCAATGTGGTGCAACATTGCTAGCTTCCGGTACTAATGCAATGTTTGCAGGCAATCCAATCTCAAATGTTACGGTTAGTAACTGTATCATAGATGGTAACAATGGTGGACCTGGTGATGAATCTGGGGCTGTTTATTTAGATGGCTATTCATCTAATATTCACATAGCAAATAATAATTTTCAAAACTGGACTAATACCAATGATTTTTGGTTGTGGAATTCAGCGCAAACATATATCCAAGATAATTTTATGACTGCGAGTTGGCAAGGTGTGACATGGCGAACTAATGCAGGTTCTAACGCTCAAGATACAATGATTGTATCTGATAATATTATTCAAAATATGACGCGCATGGGAATTGAAACCGGTATAGGTTCTGTTGTCACAAACTTTCATATTGATCGTAATAACATAAGCAATATTACTAATTATCCAATTTCTTTTGGTGGAAGTATTTATTCAGGTACAGCCTATGGAAATATAATCAATACCAATTCTACAGTTGGTTTAGAAATAGGTGTGATGAGTGGGCATTACAATGTTACTGTGTCTAACAATCTGTTTATAGGTCTTATATGGGGCATATCAATAGCAAATTCCCCAGGGTCTGCAATTTTAAATAATACTTTCACCAATGTGACACATCCATTTAGTAATGATGGTGGATATAACAATACTGAATGGATCGGTAGCAATACAATAAATGGTGCAATACAAATTGGTTGGCCAGGGCATACTTATGGTGCTCAACCCACATTATATGCTCCTTCAGTTAAACCCTAAAAAGGATTTTATTACTTATGACAATTATGCAGTTAAACCCCCCTTTACCTCTTTATGTTGTAAATAAAGGTAATGGATTAGCCCACTTTTTAATTGATTATGGAATGGAAAGTCATTTATTTTGGGTTATTGCTATGAATGATAGCGGGGAATGTTGGACGTTGGATAATACAAAAATTAGATTTGAAAAAAATATTAGTTTAAATAGAAATTTAGATAATAAAAATATAAAAATAAATGAAATTAGAGAAATTATTAAATGAGTGCTTCTTATGAAGTTTATGGCTCATTAATGATAGAAGTAAAAATAAAAAAAACTATTAATGCGTCGGTAAGTTTAAGTGAAGAAGAAATATTTTCTCGTGTCAAATATACGTTATTTGATCGTCCTGAAGATTATGAAATTTTAAAACAAAGTTTAAAGATTATTAGGAAATTTTAATGAGTGGATGTCATCCCCCTTTGCTAAAAACTGAATTATTCAGTGATGCTTTAATGCAAGAATTAGAACAACTTCGAAAAGAAAAAGAAATATGGCGGAAGGTTTGTGCTCGTGAAAAAGGAATATGGGAAGAATATGGTGCATTTTTTCCTAATGTTTCGGATGAATATAAAGAACATCTTAAAAATATTTTTGAATTAATGAAATGATTAAAAAACTAAAAAATTATGTTAAGTAGGATTATTGAATGGCTAAAATTAAATTATTAAGCAGTGCAATGGCTGCAGCTAAATTAGGATTCACGCCGGATTACATACGCCGCTTATGCGCTGAGGGTACGATTAAAGCTGAAAAGATTGCTTCTGATTGGTTGATTGATGAAAAAGATATTAAAGATATACGAAGAAAACGCAAATCCAGAGAATCATAGGATTATATAATTGAACGGAAATGGAAAGAATAAAAGAATGGAAAAAGATATAGAGTTTATTAAAGCTGTTCAAAATGCATTAGGAATGAATTTAAAAGAGTATAGAGAATTTAAATCATTAGCCATGGATTCAGTAATAGACTATGGAAATACTTTCATGCAAGCACTAGGATTTGCTTTAAGCTGTGCAGATGAAATAGACAGCCTGAAGATTCTTAGATATTGGCTAAATCCTTTTGAAAATTGTATTCTTTTACAGAAAATTCATGAAGCAAAATAAAATTAAAGATTTATTTCCTATTTTTTAAATAATGAAAGTTTGCATGTTTATATTTATCGCATTTACTGCAAACATAAACAGTTACAATAAAAGGTTCATAATTAAAATCAATGATCATTTTAATTTCTTGATTAACATAATTGTGTTTACAAAAATATTGTCGTAGTTTTTTAAACATCGGGTATTCCATCAATTAAATTATTTATATAAATAACTAATTTATCTATTTGATCTGTGACTATAACTCCCCCATGTTCTATTTCAGACGTCATAGGTAAACTTGCTAACAAACCTTCTACATATGATAATTCTTTAATTATTTCCATAAATAATTTAATGTCTGATTTCATTTATCACCCGCAAGATTATCAAGATTTTTCATATGCGCAATCAAATCATCATTTATTGGGAATACTCTTGCCATTTCCCATTTGTTGCGTTCATAAGCACAAACTTTCTGCCAGATTAATTTTTCTTTGCGGAGTTGTTCAAGTTCTTCAATATAATCTTTTAATCTTTGCCTCAATATAATTAATTCTTCACAGTTATCGCATAAAGATATTTTATTTTTCATTCGAATATTCCATTAACAAACTTTATGCTCTTCAATATGATATTGCTCTCTATGTGTAGGATCTAAAATATCCCACATTTTATTTGCGCTTTCTCTAGTTTCGTGCACAGAAGTCATGTTGCAAGAATTTTCTTCTTTAACTAGGACATAAACTATCATTTTAATACCCTTATTATTTCTGTTAATCGTTTATTTTCTTTGCGGAGTTGTTCGAGTTCTTCGCGGTTTTCATTTATTAAACATGTATGACATATATTATTCATGTATTTTTTTAAATAATGAAGACCACAAAATTCACAACCATTATATTTATTTGTCATTCATCATCCAAAGTAAATTCTACTGTTTTTACGCAGAAATCTAATTTATTTTTTTCCAGTTCTTCTAAAGTTTCGTATACACCGCCAAAAGACATGGTTCTAGTTTGCTTATAAATATTTACATAATATTTTTTTGGTTTTACGGCTAGCATGAGATCATAATCTGATGAATCCTCATCATCAAGCCATCCATCATTATAAAATGTAATTATCTCCCTCTCATTTTCTGGGATAGCACATATACATTTTGAAATTTGCTCAGCATTTTTAAAATATTTCCATTCTAAAATTTTAATACCATTTCTTTGATAAAGTTCATATTTTCCCGATAGAGCTTTTTCTAAATCAAATTCTAAAAGTTTCATAATACAATCTTCTCATAAGTTAATTTTGCTAATCCAATTATTATCCCTATTCCAATACCTAAGAAAATACTGATTCCAAAAAATTGAAATCCTAAATCAATAAAAAGATAAAATTCTTTCATTTATTTTTTTCTCTCAATAATATCGCATGATTTATGACAAGACTTACAAAAGTAATAACAGGTTTTACTTGCTGGCATTTTATATTGAATATTATGAATTTCTGGATCATAGATTTCTTTTCCGCAAACAATATAAACTTTAGTTTCACAACACTCAGTTTTCATTTTAAAATGGAACATCGTCGGAAAAAAATTCATCTTTAGTTTGATTAACTGAAGATTCAACTAAAACATCAGCATTAACAATGTAATCACGCACACTATTTTTAGGGCCATAACTACCCGAAGCTTCTTGCATATAAATCTCAACAATCCCTTTTTTTGATATACAATCTTCAGCTGTAAGAGATCCAGATTGATATTTTGATTGAAGATCATTTGCCTCACAAAAATGTAAAAGTTTAAACTCCATTGCACTCAATAAATAGTCATAAACAGTATGTGCTTTATCTTGTTTATCATAAATCCTTAAAATTAATTTAATCATTTCATTACCGCTTTTTTTTGAAACGTCGTCCATAGCATCAATAACTTCATAATGATATTTACCGTCAGGTAATAAATTAATCTCTTTTAGTTCTTGTTCTGTTCTAGGGGTAAAATTCATATTGCATCCTCATTGTTATATTCATTTATTCTGTTAACTATCATAAGTAAATCATTATCAATATACATATTTTCAAAACATCCCATGGGAGTTTTAGCCATATGAATTCCATCATTATTTGTTAAAAATTTATAAGGGCCATCTTTATTAATAGTATGAAAAGTATAACTGAATTTACCCTCAATATTAATGTATTGATCAACCATATTTCCGATTGTTTTAGGTTTTGTTTTACCTTGCTTATCAGTTTCAATGTGCATTGTTGCAATACAAAAAAGATCATCTCTTAAAAGATTAATCATTTCCATAGCTGTATTAAATTCACTGGCAATTTCACTAAAACGATCATAACCTTTGATTAATGCTCTTTTCATAAATCCGTTCATTGCGACATAACCAAGGTCATCGATAATCAAATATTTTATTTCTGGTCTTTTATTATTTACTAAATTTATTACACGCTTTATGGAATTAGCATCATCACTACAATAATAATTTCCAGTCATACCATCGGGAGATAATCTATTATAATTTTTTACTGAACCTCTAAAAGGTAAAGGCTTAGAAACAACATTCAAAATAAAAGTTTCTTTTGAAGGTAATGTTCTTATGCTAGAACTTTTTCCCGTTCCGCTATCTCCTAAGATTAATATTGAAATGTTCATTGTAATTGATCCTTTTTCTTATCATGAATATTAATGCTTACCATTTGATCATTATTATGATGAACTTCAAAAAATTCTAAAAGTATATTTAATTTGTCAGCTTCCTTAAATTCTTCGTATGTAAAACCAAATTCTTTTGGTAAATCATATTTCTGACAAAGTAGAGCTAATGCAAAAGCGAGTGTGTTCTTATGGAAATTCATTTTTTCAAGTTCATCAGATAAAACTTTTAAAGCTAAATCATGCATTTGGATCATATCCAATAATAATGTTATTAAAATCGACTTGTATCTTACATCGAGGACACATTGTATAACAGTAAGTTGCAGAATAAATTGATCCTGATTCCCCAAGTTGTTCATTGTGATTTTCAACTTCTGTTAAACATGTTTTATGAACAATCAAAGATGACATAATGCGAGCCCGCTAAAATCTAATAATTGTTGAATGTCTTTGCGTTTTTCAGCAACCATCTTAATAACCTCTAAATATATTTCTAAATCATCATTTGTTGCAGTATTTAAAGCTATCAAAGCATTCTGTTTAAGACCTATGTTTTCTAAAATGTGAGCGATATATTGACGAGTGGTGTGATCATGCATTACTTTGTACTCCAAATTTTATTGGACAATTATAACAATAGATTGCCATAAGGCAACTATTATTTTATACTTAATTAAGATTACTTGGATTAAGAAATGACAAAAACAGCTAGATTACTTTTACGCCTATTAGAACATTATAGATTTGACTATCATAAACAATTAGCTAGATTATTAGAACTCCCTGAATACCAATTATCTCGTTATATAAATAGCGTGCGAATACCGAGTTATACTACAGCATGTAAGATGCAAAAATTATTAAAAGAAAATGGATTACAGGTATCTTTAGAGGAATTGGGATTGACATAAAAAAATCCGTCTCTCATCAAAACGGATTTAATTTACATCGTCGGATTTACAAGGAGTTGTAGCCATATTGTGAATTGCTACATTAATAATATACAGATTTTAAAGGACAATTACAATGGCTAAGAAAAAAACTCTTTGTGTCGCACCAAAATGTATGCGCGAAAAAACTAACTTTAAACATGGCTTATGTGATGCACATAAGATGCAATTATATAGAAATGGTAAATTAAGCAAACAACCTATTCGTCACTATGTTTTAAAAGAAGCTTATCAAGGTAATCAATAATGGTTAATAAAATAGATACTGTAAAGACTAATAATATTAGTAATTTGGGATATGTTGAACAAATTTCAGATTGTTTATATTTAAAGAATAGAATTGAGGAGTTAGAAGAAAAATTGCATAGATTAACAGGTCAAGTATTAGAAATTTTAGATGTAATAGAAATTATTGAAACCAGATTGATATTTTGAAAGAGGGTTAGTTTAATTTAAAATATTTGTCAAATAGATAGATTAGTAAAAATAGATTCCAGATATCAATGATAAAGCTATGACTTACTAATACAGACTTTTAAACAGCTTATTAACAGACTTTTCCACAGAATTTGTGAGTAACTTTTATATTGAGTTGAAGCTAAGTGTAGGAGTATTATGAGGTTCTTAAGAGAGAGTTGACCGCTCTCTCTTAGATCGAAGTTCCGTTTTGTTCAACTATAATAACTTACATGGTAATAAGTATTATAGCTGAATGAAAACTACATTCAACTATTTGCTTATGGAAAAGTTAATAATGACAACTGAAAATCCTTCCAAAGAATATACAGCCGCTTTCTTTATTGTCCCTTCGTCCGTTATGAATCTTCCTAATCTCTCAATTTCATTTTTAAAATTTTTTGAAACTATATTTCAGTTTTGGAATCACGATAAACAATGTTTTTTATCCAATGAAGCCATTATGAAAAGAACAGGAATTAAATCTCGTTCGACTATTGATTTAGCTTTTAAATATTTTGAAAAGCATGGAGAAATGGAACGAATTTTTGAGGGATCAAAACGTTATATTGTTCAAAAAATATTAAAAGTAGAATTTGAGTCTGTGGATAACTCTAATCAAAATAGTACAAATATTGTCATACCACTCGATGCATCGAGTGCCCCCACTCGATGCATCGAGACCCTGCCACTCGATGCATCGAGACATAATACTAATAATATTAATACTAAGAATTTAATTAAAAGCTTTTATGAAAATCAAAAGTCAAAAAATGAACAAAAGCCTGCCTGGGCAGCTATGAAAAACGAAAAGGCTCATATTGAAAGAAACAAAGAGTTTAAAAAAGCGGTTATACCTGAGGAGATCAAAGAAATAGCAATTGCAAATAAACTTCCAGATCAAAAGGATAATTCACAACAACAGGAAGCAGTTAGGATCTTAGGTAAAAAATTAGATAGAGATGTAAATAACTTTAAGGAACGAGAATGACATTCAATATAAGTAAGAAAAATAAAATTTTGACTCTTACTAAAAATGAACAAAACAAAAATGAGATTTATAATTTATATAATGAAAAAGATTTTTATAAAGTTTCTTATGGTGATTTGGAAGTTGAAAATTTTAAATATAAATATCCTGTAAAATTTATTATGCAAAAATTTGAAATAGAAAATATACAACAACTTTTATATTTAGTTTCTTTATGCAGCGAAAAAATTGGAACTTGTCAATTTTGTAATGAGGATATTTATAGATACAATACTCGAAGTTCTATTAATCAATTAACTTGTAAATGTATAGCCAATTGTAATAAATGTAATAAAGCAGGAGCAGAAGGATATATCCAAAAAGGTTTATGTATGAGTTGTACTCCATATGAAAATATTGAACCCTCTACTTCTGATTATTATCGTGATCATTATTCTACTGAAGAAATCTATAATGGATGTTTATTTGATTGGACAGCTAAAGATATATTAGAAGAAATTGATATAGAAAAACTCAATACAATAATTGAATATGCAGTTTCAAGAATAAAGTTTCTTAAAAAGTTAGGAAAAATTTTAAAATGAATAAATATATTACTAATGAAGTGGGTGAAATATTGATGGAGAAAAAAAAGTGGGATGACAAACCTTTGTATAAAAATAATGTAAGAGAAGAAACTGGATATATTAAACCTGAAATTCCTTGGGCTTCTGAAGTGCTAAAAAAATCATCACAAAATACCTCCCCCCTTTCTCCTTTGTTACAATGGCACTTAAGTGCTTCGCCCGAACAAAAAGAAGCTGCCAAAATCGATTTGTCAAAATGGAAACGATAAATGATTGAATTAATTCTTCCTTATGCTCCAAGTGTTAATAATTATAAACGGATTGGAAGGCTTAGGACTTTAAAAAGTGGAGCTGTATACCAGACTAGAGTTAATACTGAGGCCACCACGCGGTTTTATTGGAAAGTTTGGATCATCACCAGGGCTAGACAGCTAAAATCGCTTGGTGACGCTTTAATTGATTTAGAAGTTGATGTTTATGCGCCGGATAATCGTCGGAGGGACCTTTGACAATATTCTCAAAGTACTTTTAGATAGTTTAGTGAGGGCGAATCTATTTGATGATGATTCACAGATTGTAAGACTTTTGATTAACAAAAAGACAATAATTCCGAAAGGTCAGATCATCGTAAGAATTAAAGTTTATCAACCATGACATATGCTAATATGGAAAATGAGAATTTAGTTCATTTAATATCGGAGCAAAGTATGTTTACTCCTGATTTTTTGGCTATACTAATTCAATCTCTCGTTCTCCACGAAGGCGATCACGAATTCCCATACACTGATACTCTTGGCAATATCACGATAGGCGTAGGATATAATTTGACCGCTCGTGGTTTATCTCTTGAATGGCGAAATAAACAACTTTTGGATGACATTACATATTTTTATAATCAATGGAACGATACTTTTCCTTGGTATAAGGATCTGAACCAAGATCGTCAAATCGTTCTGATCGATTTCGCGTTCATGGGTTGGAAAAAAGTTTTAGAATTTCATGACATGTTAAGAGCACTTTCAATCCATGATTACCACGGGGCTGCTGATGCTATGATGGATTCAAGGTGGGCTAAGCAAGTCAAAGGACGCGCTACAGATTTGCATGATGGGATGTGGTCAGGTATATATAAGATTAAGCCTTAAGTCTTAAGGAAGCGTGACATGGACATGGATGTCAAAGAATGGCTAAAATTAGCTGTTGAGAAAAGTCAGAAATGCTATCGACAAGCGGTGCGACCTCGCGTTAAAAAAGCAGTTATCGATGTAAAAAAGATGAAACCAAAAAATCAAAAATACATTAAATTTGGTATTAATCATCCTGCTAATATTCTCAAAAATCCTAAAACTGATTAAACATAAATAATTAAAATATGTTATCATGATTGTTATGAATATTTCTAAAGTCCTTTGCGCAACGAAATTCGATATACATGAACTTTCAATTTTAATTAAATCAATGGGGAATAACATTATGACAAGCGTAAGTGACTTCGCAGCAGCTCAAGCAACAGCAAATGCGGCAATTGATGCAGCTTTAGCTGATATTTCAACAGAATTAACGCAATTAAATGCCGAAGTTGCAGCTTTACAAGCATCCCAAGGCGAGTTATCAGCAGCTGATCAAGCCTCTTTAGATGCTATCGAAGCCCACAGCGTATCTTTGGTAAGCAAGATGCAAGCATTGGATACAATTAACCCTCCCGCAGCACCCGCTCCGGCAGCTCCAGTCGTTCCTGTAAGTCCTCCTCCAGCGTCATAATTGTCTTAAAATTCTTCCCCGCGCACTGCGGGGTTTTTTATAGGGGGTAAAATATGAATAAAGTTGAACAAGATGCAGTAGCTATGGCAAACCAAGTTGATCAAAATGCACCAATTTTACAAGTAGCCGAAGCGGCTGTTTCAACAGTACTTAATCCCGGCCCTGCAAGTATAGTTGCTGATTTAGAACTCGCTGTAACGCTTGTACAAGAATTTAAGGCTAAATTAGCTGGAATGCATCCAAGTGTTTTAAATTTGGTTAAAGCTTTATTTTGATGCAAAAGAATTTGTTCCACATAGAACATATTAATATCTTTTAAATTCCTTTAAGAAATGATGTCCAAGCCATTATAAGGAATAGCGTTTGCCAGATAATCGCAAACCACACATTTAATGGTGCTATTTGACAAAACATTGCTAAAGCAAAAAATAATACGCTAGCTATAAAATAAAATGGTTTATCAGTCATTTAAAAATCCTCATTCAAAAATTAATTTACATATAGCTAAACCAAGATAAATTGTTAGCATTATTATTAGATATGTTGGCATTTTAAGTTGCTCCTCTATGCCCCTTTCGGGGCAATTTGTTTAGTCTTCAGTTCTATCTATGATTGGCAATCCAGTTTTATGGGCTAAAGTGTCAGCCCTGTATTTGGCTTCATGCTCAGCGCCTGATTTGAAATTATCTTCGGGGTTAAGGCTAACCCCGAATGATGCTAATATTTCTTGATTAAATTTCTTCAATTTTGGCTATCGTCCAATTAAATGCATAAGCTCTCATCCTTACGTCTTCCATTGATTTGAATATTGCTGTTTCAACTTCTGGGAAGAATTTCTTTAAAACCTTGCTATAGTTTGAAAAAGTTACTTTAAACATTTCTATTTCCTCGTTTGCGTTGTTAAAATCTAGTAATGCCATCATTTACTTTTCCTTAATTAACTTTTCTAGTTTTTCAATTCTTTGTTCTAATCTTGAAACAAGAAATCTTAATTCGGTTGCATATAAATGAATTTCCTGAATATCTGAATAATCATCTATATTGCTAGCATGTTGTCTATCTAAGGAAATTAACTTTAAGTCTATTTTCTCTAGCCTTTGCTGCAATATAATAATATCATTCTCAAGAACAGAATCTCCCTCAACAAATAATTTAATAATATCTTGTTGAAATTTACTATCTCCTCTTTCTAATTTTTCAATTTTCTTATCTAATCTCACAAGCCATTTCCACTGTTCGCCTGTATATCTATGAATTTCTTCGATATCTGAATAATCTGCTTTGTTTTTAGTTATTTCTTCTAGTTCTTCTATTCTTTTCGTTAGCATCTCATTTCCTCTAAGCCCCTTTCGGGGCGGTTGATTTATCTTGTTGGATTTTTTACATATCCGATGCTGTAAATATTTTCCATGTCAGTTTTATTTTGGCTTACGGCGTAATCGAAGGCTTCATTGATTAAGTTAAACTCTTTGATCATTTTTGATCTCTTCGTTGTTTCGTTCTTTGCGTAGATTTTGTAAGTTTTCATTTTATTTCCTCGTTGTTGTTAATCACTCAATAAAGACAGTCTATAGTAAACATATTAACTAAGCAATAGATTTAATCAAAATAATTAAGATAATTGCATTTATCTCTATATTGATAGATAATTAGGCTATTAATTAAGGATTTAAGAATGTCAGATACAGATTTAACTGGATGCGTGCCTTGCAAAGGGCGTGGGAAGATTCTAGGGCTAGGTGTGGTTATGCAAGATTGTGAGCACTGTAATGGCGTTGGATGGATTCAGAAGGTTTCAGAAATAGATGAAGCAGAGTTCTGGGGTCTTTCTGATAGTGAAAGCATAACTGCAGAAAATAATGATTTCCTAAAAGGATTACCGGAAAATACTGTTTTGCTTACTAAAAAGAAACCCGGTCGACCTAAACTTATTAAGGGTTCTTAATGCATTTAAGAGTTTTAGGTCAATCAAAAATGGATAAGAAGTTAAAGCAGGTTAAGATAATTTTTTCTGGTAGACCTTGTTATATTAAAAAACTTGAAAAGCCAAATGACTTTGAATTAAAGGCTTTATGTCAACAAAGTGGCAGAGCGTTTTATTTAACTGAAGTTTTTTATGAAAAAAATGAATGTGCTGAACGATATCAAGAATTATTAAATTATTTGCCGAAGGATTCAAATGGCTTTGCATAGTATTCCAATGAATGGAAAGAATATCGAATTAATAGTTCACTCAATCGATCAAATCACGCCTTATAAAAACAATCCTAAAGACCATCCTGTTATTCAAATCAAATCAATTAAAAAGAGCATGGATCAATTTGGGTTCAAACAACCTATAGTAATTGATAAAGATAATGTGATTGTCGCGGGACACGCTCGATTTGAAGCGGCTAAGGCGCTTAAGTACAAAGAGATACTTTGTGTTAGTGCTGCTGACTTAACTGCAGATGAAATCAAAGCTTACCGAATTCTTGATAATGAGCTAGCGAAACAAGGCTCAACCAATACCGATCTATTGCTTTCCGAAATTGCCGATTTACCCGATTTCGATTTCTCAGAATTTAACCTTGATTTGCCTACGGTTGAGATATTGAATGAAGGGCTATGCGACGAGGACGAAGTTCCCGAAGTTGCCGCAGAGCCAGTCACTAAGCTCGGCGATATTTGGATACTAGGAAACCATCGGCTCATGTGCGGCAATTCAATTATGATTGATAATCTTGATTTGCTTTGTGAGAGCGGAGGAATGAAACCGGGTGAGATCGATTTAGTTTTTACTGATCCTCCTTATGGGATAAATGAAAAAACTGATCGTGTAAAAGCATCGAGAGGTCATGCAACTAAAGCTGGAAAATACAATGCCATTATTGGCGATGAATCTACTCAAACAGCAATCGATGCTTATAATTTGTGTGAGTCATTGAGTATTTCAACAATGCTTTTCTGGGGTGCAAATCACTATTGCCATTCGCTACCGGAAACTCCTAATTGGCTGGTTTGGGATAAACGTGAGGATAATAAACAAAGAGATGGCAACTCTGATTGTGAATTAGCATGGATTAAATCTAAAGCCAAATCTGTTCGCATATTTAGGCATTTATGGAAAGGAATGATAAAAGCTTCAGAAAATGGTGAAGGTCGGGTTCATCCAACACAAAAACCCATAGCATTAGCTGAATGGTGTTTCAATGAGTACGCAAAAGAATCTAAAAATGTTATTGATCTATTCGGCGGCTCTGGCTCAACCCTAATCGCTTGCGAGAAAACAAACCGTCAATGCTTTATGATGGAGTTATCTGAATCGTATTGCGACATTATTATCCGTCGATTTCAAAAGTTTAGCGGTAAAGATGCTATACTTGAATCCAACGGCAAGACATTTAATGAATTAGTCTAGGTGGTTGCTAATGGCTAAATCAAAAGTTAAAGCAAAAGTAAAAGCTGCGCCTAAGCGTGGGCCCGGACAGCCTAAATGGATTCCGACGCCTGAAATTATAAAAGAAGTAGAATCGTATGGTTCTCTCGGGATGACATCCGAGCAGATAGCTCTTTGCCTTGGTATTAGTGTCGCATCGTTATGCAATAAGCAAAATGAGTATGTAGAATTCTTTGAGGCAATAAAGCGAGGCAAAGCAAAAGGCATAGCATTAGTCACGTCCGAATTGATTAAAAACGTCAAGGCTAAAAACGTCACCGCGCAGATATTTTATTTAAAATGTCAGGCTAAATGGAAAGAGACACAAGTATTAGAAGTCGAAGATATTTCTCAAGCGCAAGCGTTAAAAGAAATTGAGTAACACATGGATGAGCGCGAAAAACAAATCCGTCGACGACTTCGAGATGACTTTAAGCACTATGCCAAAAAGTGTCTTAAGATTAGAACTAAGTCGCAAAGCATAATCCCGTTTGAATTTAACAAAGCACAAATATATGTTCACGATAAATTAGAACATCAAAAGCTAATTACGGGAAAAGTTCGCGCCATAATCTTGAAAGGGCGACAGCAGGGCATGTCCACCTTAATAGGTGGTCGTTTCTTTCATATCACCACGCATTCGTTCGGACTTCAAACTTTTATCCTTACCCACGCGTTAGACGCTACAAACAATCTTTTCAAAATGACGCAGCGATATTATGAGAATTGTCCTGCCATTGTTAGACCAGATGCATCGCGTAGTAATTCCAAAGAATTGATCTTTGATGGGCTTGATTCAGGTTATAAGATTGGTACTGCTGAGAACAAAGCTGTGGGTCGCTCAAGCACGATTCAATTGTTCCATGGGTGTTTAAGCGAGGACAGTTTAATTGTTTTGGCAGATGGATCTACAAAGGCCATGCGAGAAATAGAAATAGGCGATTTAATTGTTACATCATCAGGCGCAATAGCTCCTATAAAAGAGAAGATATACACAGGTCAAAAGCTTGCTTATACCCTTGATTGCTGGTTATCCGGCGAACCAATTCATTTAACGGCCGATCATAAGGTGCTGACAATAGACGGATACAAAGAGCTAAAAGATATTACTGCCGCTGATTTTATTGCTATGCCAAAAATTGAGCTAACAAATGAAATCAATACATGGTCATTTGCTCTAAAGAATAAGCCAAGAGCGCAAGGCGGTGGATCTAAGCATTTAGAGCAATTCGATTTTACCTTGAATTATGATTTTGGATATTTGATTGGTTATTACCTTGCTGAGGGGCATGTAAAAGATAATTACGCTTATTTATCTTTTGCCTATCATAAAGATGAATCTTACATTGAAAATGCAATCAAAGGCACTTTCGGCTTAGAAACATCTATACAACATAAGATAGATGCGGGAACTAATCGTAAAAGAACTATTTTAAATGGTAAATTTCTAGCCAGCGCAATCAATGAAATATGTGGCCGCGTAGCCAATAAACACATTCCTGCATGGTTTTTTAAAACTAACCCTGAGTTTCTGGAGGGAGTATTTAAAGGTTATTTGGATGGGGATGGAAGCAAAACACAAGTTACTAAAATATCAGCGCCCAGTATTCATGAAAAAATATCTCGGCAGCTCCAGCGCATATGTTGGGCGCTCTACGGGGCTTGCTCAGTGCGCAGAAAATCAAGAATGCGTTACGACAAAGAAACAAAAGATATTTATCTATTCTGTATGAGTGGGGACGCAATGAAGCGTTACCAGCAATTAGATCCCAATAAACATAAAGAAAAAAGCATTATCAAAGATGGTATTGTTTACTCTAAAGTGAGATCGATCACCCCAAGAAAGATTGAATCGGTCTGGGATATTGAAGTCGATCATCCTGACCATAATTACCAGACAACATCCGGCATCGTTTCAAATAGCGAGGTGGCATTTTGGGCGAACGCCTCAGAACACGCCAAGGGGATCCTGCAGGCCGTTCCTAGCGAGAAAGGCACTGAGGTTATCTTTGAATCGACTGCTAATGGTGTCGGTAACTACTTCCACCAACAATGGCAATTAGCCGAAGCGGGGCTGTCGGACTTCATTGCAATATTTGTACCTTGGTTCTGGCAGGCGGAATATCAACGCGAACCTGATGCGGACTTTGCGCCAGAAGAGAAAGAGCTAGCGTTAATTGAAACCTATGGATTGACCTATGCGCAACTCGCTTGGCGTCGTTATAAGATCGTTGAGTTATCAGTGGGAGGTGATGATGGCGAGCTAGGATTCTGCCAAGAATACCCCAACTCAAGCATTGAAGCATTTTTAACCAGTAGCGAAGATTCATTTATTTCACCAGAATTAGTCACAAATGCTCGAAAATCTGAGGCTGAAGGGGTTGGATCATTGATAATCGGCGCTGATATTGCAAGATTTGGTGATGATCGAACGTGTTTTTGTTGGCGAAGGGGCAGAAAAATTGAAAAGATTGTTTCTTATAGCAAAAAAGATACAATGGAAGTTGCGGGATTATTACACTTAATTATTGAAAAAGAAGAACCTAAAAAGGTCTGTATTGATGTGGGCGGATTAGGTGCCGGCGTTTATGACAGACTTCTTGAGTTAGGGCATGGTGACATTATTTATCCTGTTAATGGGGGTTCATCTCCCATTAACTCTAAACGATATTTAAATAAGCGCGCGGAAATCTGGGGCGAATTTAAAGAATGGTTATCAGAAGCACCTATTCAAATCCCTGATCTTGATACATTACATGCTGATATTTGCGGAACTCGATATAAAGTTGATTCTAAAGGGCGAATTTGTTTAGAAAAGAAAGAGGACATGAAGAAGCGCGGCATTCGATCGCCTGACGAAGCAGATGCTTGTACCTTAACTTTTGCATTACCAGAAAGTGCTTATAGAGAAATCATCAAGGAAAAAGACAAGAAAGTTGCTCAAAGAATCACTAGCAGCTTTGCTCGTACTCAGCAAATAAAGGATAAAAGATATGCCAATCGCTAAAAGCATTAGCAAAACTGGAACAGAAACCCTAGATCGTCTCAAGAAAAATATTAATGCGAGTTATCTTTATTTTAAGCCGAACTATGACAGATTTCATCATTTCAGACGTTTTGTTTTTGAAACATCTCTTGATTCGCAAGAAAAAGATATTCTTACCACTCTTAAAAAACCTATTATAGAATTCAATATTCTCGAAGCTTATATCAGTCGATTGTTGGGTGAATTTGCTAAGCATGAGCCTTCTATCGAAATAACACCAGCAGATGGTGTGCCAATCGATCTTGAAACAATTAAACTCGTTGAAGGTCATATACGACATATTATTTATGAAGCAAATAAAAATTCATGTTCTTACGAAGTCTATAAAGATTTATTGAGTGGCGGATTTTCTACAGTTAAAGTGTGGACTGATTACGCTAGCAATATGAGTTTCAACCAAGTCATTAAATTAGGTCGTGTATTTGATCCAACGCTTTGTGGTTTTGATCCTATGGCTCGTTATAGTCATAAAGCAGATGGGCGTTATTGCTATGAAATTTTCCCACAAGCACGAGAAGATTTCGAAAGAGAAAATCCAACAGTTGATATTAATAGTTTGAGTTTTTCACGCAATATTGAAGGTTTTAATTGGTCTTATAGAAACGGTTCAGAAGATATTGTTATTCTTGGCGAATATTGGGAAAAGAAAAAAAAGAAAGCTAAAATTGTTAAGCTCGCCAATGGTCGAGTAATGACAGAAAAGAATTATGAAAAGTTCCAAGAATATTGGAAAAAAGAAGGTTTTATTGCTCAGATTCCGGCGGTGATAGGTAAATCACGTAACACTGAATTAGAAACCATATGCAGATACCGTCTAATAGAATCAGAAATACTAGACTACAAAGAAACAGACTATACATACTTACCCTTAATATTTGTTGATGGTAATTCCATAATTCTACGGGATGGCGACGGAACAAATAATTCTACCATGCAAATGACACGTCCTTATGTTTATCACGCCGAAGGCATTCAAAAGCTAAAGAATTTCGCAGGTCAAACATTAGGGAATGAATTAGAAAACATGATTCAACATAAAATCATGATAGCCAAAGAATCATTGCCGCAGGAAGAAGAATTTTTAGCTGCTTATGATAATGTCCAGCAAGCATCTACTTATGTTTATCAAGCATATAGTGAAAACAATCCTGATCAACAATTGCCGCAACCTCGTGAAGTGGTAAGAACTCCAATTCCCCAGGAAGTTATGGCCACATATGGTATGACTGATTCAACTACTCAAGTTATTTTGGGAAGTTTTGATGCAGCTCTAGGCATTAATGATAATCAATTGAGTGGAGTCGCTATTCAAACTGCTGCGACCCAAAGTAATCAAGCGGCAATGCCATTTGTTACCGGGTATTTACAAGCTTGGACGCATATTGCATGTGTTTGCGTTGATTTACTACCTTTATATATTGTGACACCACGAACGATTCCGGTTGTCGGATTGGACGGAAAACGTGAATATAAGAAAGTAAATGATCCTAAAAATAATGGACCTTCTTTTGATTACGACAAAGGCGCATTGCAAGTTTACATTGAAGCTGGTGTTAATTTTCAAATACAAAAGAATCAAGCTCTACAACAAATTGTATTATTGATGCAGGCAAGTCCATCCTTCGCTGAGTTTATGAATGGTCCAGGTTTAGATGTTTTGGTTTCAAATTTAACTTGTTATCATGCCGATGTCTTAAAGCAAATGGTGCCTGAATGGGAAAAACAGAAAGAACAAATGAAACAAGAGCAAATGCAGCAACAAAAAGAAATGATGGCTAACGATCCTGCCATGGTTAACGCTAAAATTAAGATGCAAGAAATTCAACAGAAAGGCCAATTAGAGCAAGCTAAAATGCAGGCCGAGCAAAAACAACAAGAATTTGATAACCAAGTTACATTAGCTAAAATTCAAATCGACAAAGAACAAGCTGATGCTAAAGCAGCATTAGATCAAAATAAATTACAGCAAGATAGTGTGGAATCACAAGTTCAGATCGAGAAAGCAAAAGCAGAAATTCAAAGTCATCAAATCGATGCGCAAGCTAAAATGGTTGAGGCACGTCATAAAGTTACGATGGATCATGTTGATAGAATTACTGAGCATGAAAAGCATGAGCATGAACGTAATATGGATAATCATAAATCGATTCGTGAGTCTGTAAAACTTAAAAATCAATTAGATCAAGCTAACAAACTAAAATCAAAAGAAAATGAAGGAGAAGAAAATGTCTAAATATAAAATATCTCAAAAAGATTTAGAGATTCCTGGTGGTATAACAAGATTAATAGCTGACGGTCATACTAAACAAGATGTTTTGAATGCTATTCATGCTCAAACCGATGACCACACATGGGGACATAGAAATCGCACTGAACAGCGCGAATTAGTCCAAGAACTTTTCGATCGTAATAAATCATAATTGGAGCAAGTAAGAATGAAAGGCAAAGATACATTTAGAAAAGTTTATCGGCCATTAACAGAAGATGCAAAAATATTAATAGAAGCAATTATAGATCAAGCAGAAGAATTTTTACTTCTTCTGGAAAAAGTTAAAAGTAGAGAAATGTCTCTTGCACAAACTAATTTAGAGCAATGCACAATGTGGGCAACCAAAGCTATTGTATTGGATGATGAAATGAATAATTCAGGGGTAAAAACAGTATGACGCAAGAGAATCAAGTTACACCCGAGCAGTTAAATCAATTAGAAGAATTTGGTAAGCGTTTTATGGATCTCAAACTTTATTTACTAAAGCTAAATCTTCCAAACATAGAAAATGTAAGAATTTGCATTCAATATCTTGATGATAGCTTTATGCGAGGCCGAGAAGCTATTTTTTCACCACCTATTGTGTCAGAGTATGAAGATGAAAAAGATAAAAAAAATTCTGAATTAACCGAACCTGAACTTGATGCTGTTTTTTAGGAGATTTTAGCTATGAAAATGGAAAAAAGGGCTCCAAAAGATAAAGATAGAGAATTACGTGATCCAAAGGAAAAGATGTATAAAGCTAGATCTGAAAATAAAGCTGGAAAAGAAGGCAAGGATGGCATGAAAGCATTGAAGAAAAATATGCCGAGAAAAGAACCTGCTGAAATGAAGAATGCGGATATGGGGAAAAAGTTAGGTAAAGAGCCAGCTGGTAAGAAAGGTGAGATGAAAAACGCTGATATGGATAAAGCATATGATAAATATAAAAAGATGAAGAAGTAATATTTAAGCCCCTTAATTGGGGCTTTATATGGGGATTTCAGGTAATCTCATCCAATGAGTTACATTTTCTATTACCTCACAATTAATATTATTATCTTCAATGTTTCCTGTCGTATAATAAAAACATCCATCAGTTTCCATATAGCCAATTGCTATTTTTAGATTATTTTTTTTATTCTTTAGATGAAATAACGCTATAACATCTTCTTGAAATGGGGGTAAAAAAATATCAACACTAATCCATTCACTCATTTAATTCTCTCTCAATTTCTTGCTTAAGCTGTTTCAGCTGATCCTTGTCTAAGACAATCATATCAAAAGGACGATTATCTGTGTCTGGTTTGCTAATTATATGGCCAATACCGGGAATAATTAATGTTATATTTGGTCTGCGAGCAAAGGATGTTCCTACCTTTATTTTCATAAAATATGCCTAAATCTATTAATTATTCAATATACCATCATTTATCAAAATTAACAAAGCTCTATTGACAATAAAATATTACAATATAGAATAATAATTAATCACGCAGCTATGCGATAAAAATAGCCGAATTCTTGCAGCGTTAATGCACGTCATCACGGCGACCCCGAAAACAGTCAATCAGAAGGTTTGAGAATGGCAGATATGGATCAAGTTGCAATTCCAGAAGCGCCAGAAGCTGAAAAGGAGTCGCCGGATGACGATCAAAAACCAATCTACAACAAACATCAAGTTGCAGATGTCGTCAAACGGGAAAGGCAGAAAGCCTTAGAGAAAGGAAAACGCATGGCTTTGGAAGAGTTGCAAGCACAGCAAGTAGAAGCGCCACAACAAGCTCAGCAGGCGCAACAACCTCCCCAACAGCAGCCAATGCAACAACAAAATCAATCTCTTGGCGGCATGCCGCAAGTGTCTCCTGAAGATGTGAAACGTATGATTGCTGAACATGCACCCCAGCACATGCAACAACACATTATGCAGCAAGCAACGCAACGTCAAGCGGATGGTTTTGTTCAAAAGATGAAAGCCGCTGAAGTTAAATATCCTGGTTTAGAAGCTAAACTTGAAAAACTAGATTGGACGCACATGGGACCGGTTATAAAATTAATCGATGCCGCGTCTAACCCCGGTGACATTATGAAAGAATTGGTGGATAACCCCATGAAAATGGGAAATCTACTTACTCTAGCTCATACTCAACCCGGAATGGCTCAAGATGCTCTATCGGAATTAAGTAATTCCATAGCGCAAAACCAAGCCGCTCTAGCTCAAGATAAGCAAGCATCAGAGCCATTAGGTCTACTCACTCCCTCAAATGTTGGCAGCGATACTGGCGTTAAAGCTTCCGTGAGAGACTTCAAAAACAAATATCGCGGATAGTCAAAGGGTAAATCCTTTCGTCAGTATCTCCTCAATCAATTTTGGAGAGATAAATGACTATCCCAAATAATATTTTAATTCAGGTCCAAACTTATCAAAAAGCGATGCTTGGCTATCTAGACAATTTAAACTGTATGGTCGGCGAGCTTACAAACAAGAAATTTAAAAACTTCCCTGGTATTCAATATAACTTAGGTTCTTCTGTTACATTTGATTTACCTCCTTTCATGACAGGTAATAACGGCTTAGTTGCTATTTTCGGACCTGCAAACCAACGCTTAGCAACTCTTACTTGCGATCAAGCATATGTAGTTTCTTACGCCTTCACCGCACAAAACAAAATCTTTAACGTAGATAAAGATGTCGATTCTTATATGGAAGAATTCGGTAAGTCTGCGGTTAGAACATTCGGTGCAAAAGTTGAAAGTAATGTTGCATTAAACGTAGCTTCTGCTTCTCCTGTAATGACAATTAATTCACAAGGTCAATCAGTACCTACCGGTGCATTGCATACTGAATCTGGCCCAACGAGATTTTTTGGTAATGCATCCGCACCGATCAATAGCTATCAACAACTAGCTCAAATGATCGAAAACAAAAAAGAAATTGGTTCTACTGAAGATTGGCAAGTTGTTTTACCTAACGTAATTGTTCCTGCAATCATTGGTTCGGGTTTAAATCAATTTGCGCCTGAACGTAATAATGAAATCGCTAACTCTTGGGAATTAGGTGATTTTGGTACGCCGAAAGTTAAATATTATGTATCTAACTTATTACCAAGTCATATCTCAGGCTTTGTTGCTGATGCAGCTGCACCTAACAATGTTTTCACAGTCGTTAGTACTAATGATCCAACAGGTTTAAATATCACCCAAATCACAGCTACTGAACCTACAGGTTCTACGGCTGCCGCTGCAGTTCGTTCAGGTGAGTTGTTTCAATTCAATGATGGTACTGCAGGTCAACCTAATTTGAGAACCTTAACATCCATCGGTAACTTTTTAACTTCTCAGCCAGTTCAATTCCGAGCTATTGCTGATGCTGGATCAGTCGCCGGTAGTGTTATTATTAATTTAGTTGCTGGTCAAAATGCTCAACAAGGTGGTGGTCTTCAATCTTCACCAGTGAATGGCACGCAAAATATCAATAATAATATCGTCGCGGGTATGAAGTTTACGCCTCTACCTTCCAGAAAATGCGGTTTGATCTTAAATGGTCGCGCATTCTATCTGGCTATGCCGCAATTGCCTGACCAAGCTCCATTTGCGACTGGTAACTCTGTGGATTCTGAAACGGGTGCTTCTGTGCGTATGACAACTGGTGCTGCATTTGGTGCGAACCAATATGGTTCTACTTTTGATGGTACTTGGGGTGCTTTATTGGTTCCAAGTTATTCAGAGCAAATTGCATTCCCATTGTAAGAAATTTGTCGAGCGGTTATGAATAATAGCCGCTTCACTTTTCAAATTTTTTGAGGATTTAAACATGACAGTATTTTCGAACGCAGATCCAATTTCTAATCAGCCTTATTTAGCGATTAATGGCTTTGCTATTTCAAATGATCCAGTTACCCCTAACACTTTATTAGATGTTGGCCCAGGTCTTTGTCGTGATACAACCAATACTTTTGATATCAATCTTGGTAACTGGTTTGGCGAAATTCCTTCACAAATTCTCGGAACATCATTAGTTAATGGCTTTCAAAATGCATTAACTTCTCCAGCAGCAAATACCACAACTGTTATTAATGCTGCAGTAAATGGTGTTAATGGTCTTGATACTGGAACTTTTGCAGCAGCAACCGTTTATTATGTTCACGTGATTTTTGATCAAACCGGTAACAATCAACCTGCTTGTTTGCTTTCTCTTTCACGCACAGCTCCTTTGCTCCCAGCGGGTTACAGCACTTGGCGTTGGATCGGACAAGCAACAACTGCCGCCGGGTCTGCTGTATTCTTAGCTGGTTATTGGTATGGTCCCGAAAATGAAAGACAATTCTTCTATGATGCGCCTTTAGCAACAGCGATTACCGCTGGTGCAGCTGTCGTTGCAACACCTGTGAATTTAATTCATGCTGTTCCAAACATTAATAATCTCCCAGTTTGGATTTACTCAAACTACGATCCAGCAGCGGCAAGTGATACGCTTCGTTTACAACCTGGTAATGGTACTGGTTATCCAGTCGAAGTTATCGGACAAGTTGCTGGCGTTCATATTGTGACAAACAGTTATTTAATGTCTCAACAAGTTGCGATTGCAACCGTGTTATCACCTGTTGTTAATTACATTGTATCGAGTGGAACTGATTCAGTGGCAATCAGTGTTGCTGGTTATTACTATTCATTGTAAAAAAAAGGATAAGCGAATATGACTTATTCAGTTACTAATCTAATAACAAAATCTTACTACTTATCACAAGTAGTAAGTCGTGAATTACAAACTGTCAGCGGATCACAATTTTCTGATGGTTTAGATTTGCTAAATGCTTTATTAGAAGTAAAAGGTTCAGATGTTCGCTTAATTCCTTATTTTACATTTGGAAATTTCAATACAATTGCTGGGGAGTGGAAATATTTCATTCCAAACATGCTTTCATTGGAAACATTGACATTCAATTTGCAGAATGTTGTGTTTCCAATGAAACAAGTTTCAAGAAAAGATTTCTTTGGTACAGGTCGTATTGAGCATGTGAATTCATTGCCATTTAGCTATCACACTGAGCGTGTGCTTAATGGTATGGAAATTTATATGTATTTCACACCAGGTCAAATTCTCAATATTAAATATACCGGGAAATTTGGCTTATCTGATGTTACAGCTACAACAGATTTAAGTACTGTATATGATTTATTTTATATTGAATATTTACGTTATGCTTTAGCAGAATATATTTGTTCCGAATGGGCTGTTAATTTTCCTGAACAAGCCGCAATGAAATATAAAGAAATTCGAAAGAAATTGATGGATGTTTCACCTCCAGATTTAACTATGCAAAAAGCAAGTTCAATTTCTAGAAATCAGCCGGGAGTTACGTGGGCGCAGGTCAATTTATCACCAGGTTGGTTGCCATTTTAATTTATTCAATAATTTTAGCTCACTTTTAAGGAGGGCTTAGCATGTTACGCAGCGAAGCACAGATTAAAAGTGTGCCATTTAATGTTGGTGATGCAAGTACAAAATTTGCTCGTTATGATAAAATCAGCCGTGAAGAAGTTTTTAATTTCATTCAATCCGATAGCTTCTTAGTGCCTTTCGCTGCTTATAAAAATGTCTTAGCTCTTCATCCAGGTTTAAAGGGGCGAGATATTTATAGCAGTTCAAATGGCAATATCATGCTAGCAATTGTTGGCGCTTTTGTTTATGTAATTAGTCCTGCAATAACATTGGAATTGGTAGGAACATTAGCAACAGATAATGGTGATGTTTTTATTTCCGAAAACAATAATTATCAAATTGCTATTACAGATGGCGTAAATCTTTATACTTATAATTATGGTCCTTTAACGCCTGGATTTACATTTCAGACAGCTGCAGAATTAGGATTTTTTCCAGGTTATATTACATTCCAAAATTCACGTTTTGTAGTTGCTGGTTTGGGAACTAATAGCTGGTGGTTATCAGGATTAAATAATGTAACTTTTGTAAATGATGCTCAACATGTTGGAACTTTACAAACAAAACCAGATAAAGTTGTAGGTGCTATTCGCTTCCCGGGGCGCGGAAACCTCTTATTTTTGTTCGGAAAGACGGTAACAGAGCCATGGAATGACGTTGGAAATGCAATTTTCCCTTATGTCAGATTAGATTCTTTCAATGTAGATTATGGTTGTTTAAGTGCAAATACAATTGCAGAAAATGATAATATTGTTGTATGGCTCGCAGCTAATGAACAATCAGGCCCTGCTATTATGTATAGTACTGGCGCTGACATTAAAAAAATATCTACAGATGGTATTGATTATAAATTATCGCAATTAACCGCACCTCAAGATTCATATGGTTTTCTATTTCGGCAAGATGGCCATCAACTTTATCAAATCACATTCACAACTGATAATTTTAGCTATGTTTACGATTTTAATACTGGAAAGTTTTTTACGATTTCAGATGAAAATCTAAATTATCATATTGCAAAAAGAGTAGTATTTTTTAATAACAATTATTATTTTGTATCGTTCAATGATGGAAATTTATATGAGTTTGGCACACAGTTTACAAACTTTGAATATTCGCCAACTCAGATTATGGAAGTGCCAAGAATTGTCATTATGCCGCCGAGTCGTTTGCCTAATAGTCGTTGGTTTATTGGACGATCAATAACATTTCTTATTGAACAAGGACAACCAAACAATATTGTTACGACAACATTTTTTAATAATCCAGTAGTAGGTGATGCATTAACGACTGAAAATGGCATTCTTCTTACTACAGAGGATGGAATAGTAATTTGTACACAAATTTTTAATACATCTGTTGTACAGCAAGCTAGCGAAGCTGTTGATTTGTCTGTATCTAGAGATGGAGGTGTAACTTTTGGTAGTTCGTGGCGACAAAATATGAACCCGACTGGAATTCGCAAATCTAGATTTCAATTCCTTCGACTTGGTCAAGTGAATGATCTTACGATTATGTTACGATTTACGGGATTTTCACGCTTCGTAGTAGGTAGTGGTCTTCTCGAAATTTATCAATAAATAATAAAATTTGGAGTAATTAGCCATAAACATTCCTTCGCTTCCGGTTGAGAAATTGATCAACGATGAATTAAAAGACATGGATCCAGCATGGCGCTTATACTTTGATCAGTTAACAAATGCGTTACAAATTAATGCGGGATTAGAAGGTTTAGTTGCACCAAGTCAACCGACAGCAAATATTGCTGTAATTGCAGCAAATCAATTGCAGAATGGATCATTTTCGACAGCCGGTGGAACTTTGATTTACGATAGTACGACAAATCAATTAAAGGTTGCTATTCTTAGTGGTGGCATACCTACTTTTCATGTGATAACAGTAGTTTAAAAAGGATTATTTATGGCTAACTGGCAACAAAATGCAGCAGGCTTATTGGGTGGGGCTGGATTAGCTTCAATGTTTGGTGGAGGCGGTGAAGATTTTAAAAATCCCGCTGATGCTGCTCGTCCTTATCTAGATAAAATCCCAGGTGCTCTTAGTCCTTATTACCAACCTTACATGGACCGCGGTAAAAAAGCTGGCGATCAATTAGAAGGCCAATACGGTGAAATGACAAATGACCCGGGGGGTTTATATAATCGTCTTGGTCAGGGTTATCAACAATCTCCTGGTTATCAATTTAAATTACATCAAGCTCTAATGGCTGGTGATAATGCCGCAGCTGCAGGTGGTATGGCTGGATCAAATCAGCATCAATTTCAAAATCAAGGGACAGCTGAAGGTTTAGCAAAACAAGATTATGGCAATTATATGAAAAATATTATGGGCATTTATGGGTCCGGCATTCAAGGCGAACAAGGATTCAATAATCAGGGTTTTCAAGCTTCTACCGATATGGGTACTAATGTGGGTAATGCGCTTTATAGCCAAGCTAATCTTGCCGCTCAAGGTGCTAATCAGCAAAATCAATATAACCAGGCCCAAACTAAATCAAACTCTGACATGTGGGGTAATTTAGCTGGTCTAGCCGGCACCGCAGCAATGTTTATATAGGGATTAATTTATGCCAATTGGACAAATGCAATTAACGCCTTGGGATAAGCCAACAAGTGTTAATCCAGTTAATGAGTTCCTTAGTAGTGCTGTTGAATCTTATTATAAGCCTCAAGAGCGAAGCGCTGGTATAGGGTTGAAACAGGCAGAGGCTAATTCGAAAAATGCTTATGCGAATTTCACACCGGCTCAAATAGCTGCAACATTACTTAACTCACCCTCTTTGCGTGGCGTGATATCCCCAGATCAAATTAAAAATTTAGCTACTTTTGCATCCAATGGTTTAACTAATGGGATGAATCGGACTTATAATAATAATTATAATAATCGTCCTTCTCTATTGGATAATATTATGTCCGGGTTAGGATTTCATGGAAATAATAATAATGCCCCTGTACAACAAGGGACAATCAACCCTCCCGATCAATCACAGTCAGTATCGCCATCAGGATCGGTAAATAATAATTCTCCTGCTCCTGCTCCTGCTCAGGCCGCCCCAACAATAGATTCGGGAATGGGGCAAGGCCCGGTTCCTTCTTCTACAATAAACAATATTGCAAAAACAATGAATATTCCTGGAAGTTCGGGGGGTATCAATGCTCCCGCGGTTAATGAAGCTCAGGAGGGGGCGCTTAAAGCCACAGCTTCCGGTGAAGCTACAGCTAGTGTAAATCAATGGAAAGATCGCCAAGATAAAAATGCTATTGATTCCAAGAGTGCTAGTGATGCTATAGTTCAAAATAATAATATTCTTCAGTCTTATCAAAAATTATCTCCATATGAGCGCGGCCCTTTATTTGGCGGAAAAGTTGCTGATTATAAAGCAGCTTTAGGTATTATCTCTCCTGAAGCACAAGATTTTGATCGGTATATAAAAAATAGAGCTGTAACATTAACTCAAGGATTAAGTAACGGTAATTTGACCGGGCCTCAATTAGAAGCTGGTCAATCTTTGAAAGTTACACGTCAAGCCCATCCTGAAACAGTTCGTCATGCAATGGCTTTTGATAATGGATTACAATCAAGGAATATTCAGCGTCAATCATTCGATCTTAAAGCACAGAATTTGGGATTAACCCCCGCGCAGTCTGACGTATTGTGGACAAAGTACATAAATGATAAGCCTTTCTGGGATCCGAAAACTTCGTCAATTCTTCATAAAAACATGGATTATTCGCAATATCTAACTCCGCAGAAAATTTCAGAAGTTCGCGGCGGCTATGATCCGACAACAATGCTTAACTACAAATATAAAGATGCAAAGGATTTTAATGTTGCACTAAATACTTTAAATCCAGAAGCACGACAACAAGTACTAGATGAAATGAAACGAAGAGGGTGGCATTAATGTCTTATCAACCTTCATTAAGAGATGTTACGCAAACACAAGAGTCAGAAGGATATCGTCCTTCATTATCTGATGTGAGTAAATCATTACTTCTTGCGGGGGATGAAAATATTAATGATCAAAATATTAATCAAACTAATGAAAATAATTCTTCAGATCAATCATTCATTAATAAGTTACCCCGCAATATATTTGCAGGATTAGCAGAAGGCGGCCATGGTTTATTAAATGCTCCTCATAATATCGTAAATATGGTTAGCCCTTCAGCGGCTTCGCATATTCCTACACAGAAAAATTATGATTTTGCTCACCTATTAAATCTACCCAGTACTGCAACATTAGCAGATAAGATTATTCGCGGCTTGGCTCAATATGCACCCGCTTTAGCGATTCCAGAAGCGGATATGGCTATTGCAGGAAGAGCGGCAGGAATTCCTGTTCGTATGGCTGCAAATGCAGGAAGACAAGCAGCATATGGAGCGACACAAACAGAAAATCCTATGGAAGGTGCTACCTCGGGCGCTATAGGTGGGGCAACAGTTCCACTTGTGAGTAAGCTTGTTAATGCTTTGCGTCCTTCTAATATATTTAGAGGTAACTTGTCTCCTGAAGAGCTGGCATCAAATCAAGAAGCTGCGAAAGGAACGGAAACAGGGCTAGGTCGTATTATCGAATCGCCCAGCCTAAATCGAGCTTATGAGAATATTTTGCCTCATGTTTTATTTTCTGGTGCGGAAAATACAATGGGGAGAAATGCAAATAATATTACCCATAAAGGTGCGGACATTTTAGATATGATCGGTAAAAATACTGATCCCGGAAATTATGGCATAAGAATGCAAGAAGCATTGAAAAAAGCTGCTTCTCAGGCTACTCAAGAAAAAAATCAAGGGTATCGTGCTTTGGATAAAGCGGCTGATGAAGCAGGAATGAAAGTGGGGCGTGAAAAATTAAGTTCAACCGCTCAAGATTTACTAGATGAAATGAAATCTAGTTCTGAATTAAATGCTGAGAATGATCCGAAATTAATATCAGATTTAGAAAGATATGCCTCAAATAAAGAAGAAAATACTCTTAAAAATACAAATATTTTTCGCAGCAAAGGTTTGGGTAAAAAAGCAAATCAAGCATATGTATCAGGTGATACGCATGCTTCTGGAGTGTATTCTCAATTAAAAGATGCCTTAAGTGAAGATATTAAGACAGCTTTTGAAGGATCAGAAAATCCTAATTTGAAAGATTTATATGCCCAAAATCAAAAAGATTATGCAGAAAAGTTTGCACCTTTTGAAGATAAAGATATTGTTAAATTTACTAAAAAAGGTGGTGATCCCGATTTATTATTGCCACACTTTTTAAAAGGTGGCAAAAATGATCGCGCTACACTCCTGACAAAGCTAACCAGCAAACTAGCACCCATAGACAAGCATATACCATTATTAGCGCACCTCTCAAAAGCTGTCGATAAAGAAGGGAATGTTGACCCCATTCAATTAAGCTCATTGTATCGACAATTGGGAGAAAATCAACGAAAAGCATTGATACATGAACCATATTTCGATAAAGAGCTTAAAAATTATTCAAATTTAGTAGGCCAAAATAAAAAAGCATTGAATTTAATGTTTAATCCTGACACCGGAGTAAAGGGCCAGACCACTAGAGTTTTAGATGCGATTTTAAAAATAACTCAAGTTGCTGGCGGTACAGTAGGCGCAGGACTGCCGGGTTTTTTGGCCACTACATTAGGATCAGGAATATTAGGTCACGCTTCAACCAAAGCTCTGACAAGCCCAACATTACGCGATAAACTAATCAATGCCATGATAGCAAATAAGAAATGGCATATTCCTGGATTGGGAGGCGCGACAAGTTCGGCAATAGCGCCTGAGGAAAGCAAATGACATTGGAACTAAACAAATTTAAAGGATATTAATAATGCCGTTCCCAAATCCGCTGTATATAAGTTCAACTCCACTTCAGTGGTATTTCGTGGATAAAGGTACTGCAGAAGCTATGGCAGGCGGCATAGTTACATTCTATGAGCAAGATAGCCAAACGACATTAAAGCCGATCTATCAATTAGATGATAGTTCACCGACTGGATTTAGCGTATTAAATAATCCTATTCAATTAACTGCTGTAGGAACTTTTGCGGATAATAATGGCAATGATATCATTCCCTATTTTTATCCTTTCAATCTTATTACAGGACTTCCAGAACTTTATTATGTAACAGTTTACAATTCTGCAGGTGTTTTGCAGTTTACACGAGAAGATTGGCCACCAAATATGGCTGAAGCTTCAAGTATAATTATCGAGAATGAAGTTCTTAATTTTGTCGCGAATGGGCAATTTTTATTACACAACAATAAACCTACAACAGCTACGATTGTTACAAATGAAAGTGATACGGTTTCTTATATTGCGCCTGGTGGTTGGACATTTGAAAAAGAATCAACTTCGACTTCAACAGACGTAGTTAGTTTTGTACGTGAATTAACAGCAAGCTCAAATCCTTTAGTTGATGCCAACCCACGTTATTATATTTCAATAGCGACCAATGGGACGGATGCTAATTATTCACGAAAAGATCTATGTTTAACTTTTCCTGATGTAAATAAATTTGCAGATAATACATTAACTTTTTCTTGGCAAGGTTATGCTTCAACTGGTGGTACTCCAACTGTTGAAATAATTTTACGTCAATATTTTGGTACTGGAAGTTCAACAGCTCCAGCGAATGGAAATATCGTTGAAACAGTAATTGGAACGCAAATAATTTCTTCAACCAATTCTATTTATAATATTTCTATCCCTTTTCCACCAAATACAAATGATAGTGTTGGACCAACAATTGATAATGATTATTTACAAATTTGTTTAAGATTACCAAATTCGGCACAAACAGTTTTATTTACAGATTTTGTATTAACACCAAGCGTAACTGAAGTTACAGCTTTTCCCCAAACACCTAATGATATTTTTATTGAGCAATCAACTATTGGTTATTTACCTACTCCTGCTTATGATGGTAGTGATTTATATTTACCACTGGTATTAACGCCACAGGGAACAATTGCAGATCATTCCGTGGTGGGTCAAATTATTGGTAAAACTCAAACTACCGCAGTTAATAATGAGTTATTGATGAATGGTGCTACATTTGTAGCAAGTGCTTATTCAACAATTGGTATCCCATATCAAAGATTGATGAATTATTTATTGCTAAATTCTTCAGCCATAAGTATTACACAGGCAGGTCTTACAGCTACTTTACCTGCTAATTCAGTACCTATGTATGGTACTGGGCCAAATTTTGTAACTCTATTCAATAAAGCCGGCGCTCCAACAAGCTTTTTTGTTCAGCTTAATACCGTTGCTGCTGGAACAGCTGCTGATGTAGATACAGGATGGACATTTACAGCAACTGTAGCAAATACTACTTATACAGTTTCAGCTGTAACAGTTCCAACAGCCGGTCAATATTGGACATTTACCGATGGTTCATTGGGTCTTGTTTATAATGTTTGGTATAGCATTGCTGGAGTTGGTACAGCTCCAATAGCCCCAACAGGTGCTAATATTCAAGTGAATTTAACAGGCACGCCAACAATAGCTACTACGATTGCTGCTACTCTTGCAGCTGTAAATCAATATCAATTTATGATTTTAAATACAGCTGGTTATTTTTGGCGAGCTTTGGATACGACTGCAACGATCGATTTAGATGCTGCAACCCGTACTATTCCTGGAATAACATTTGATACAACAAAATCTACCGGCGCTAATTTGGCATCATTTGAAAATCAAGCATTTCTCAATCACATACATAATATTCCAACAGGTGATACCGGGTCAGGAAGTAATTTTAATGCAACATTAGCCAACAGTGGAACCGGAGCAACAAGTACTTCGCCAACAGGTGGTGACGAAACAAGACCTGTCAACTTAGCAATAAATTATTTTATCAAATATTAATCCTTAATATGTTTCCATGTATTTCCAGTGCAAACATGTTGAATAGTTCGGTAAGGAATATTTAGAAGGCGATGAATAGATTTCATTTTCATGCCTTCTTTATATTTTTTTCTAATTTCTCGTACATTATTTTCATTAATTTTTGCAGTATGATGATTTTCACCAAAAGATTTATAATCACGTTTTTTTATATGCATATCAGCTATATTGTCTGCCTGGGTTCCAAGCCATAAATGATCTGGATTACAGCATTTAGGATTATCACAAGAATGGCAAACATTAATTTTTGGGGGAATAATTCCTTTGTATTTTTTAAACATTAATCTATGAACCGGAATGTCTTTATGATTAATGCTAAAATAGCCATAACCACCTTTTAATTGCCCAGTCCATTCCCAACAATTTGTATTAGGATTTTTCGATATGAATGTCCAAAAATATTGGTCTCTAGTTAGTTGATGTTCTGGATTTACACATTTTTTATCAGAGCATGAATTTCGAAGATAACCTTCAATTTCAATAAATGGATAATATATTTTAAAAAGAGATTTTCTAACGCTATATGTTTTTCCTTTAAACCCAATAACTCCTTGATTACTATTCATGGCTCTAAGCCATTCCCAGCAACCACTATTTTTTTTATTGACATGCTTAAGAATACTATCTTTCAATGAATTCATGTTCATAATGATTTACGGTATAATAAAAATAAGATACTGATTTTAATGGATATTAACGTCATTGTAAAGGACATTTCATGACTACACTTTTTGCGTGTTCACGCGACATAAACGGTTATAACGGTTTCGGTTTAAAGCCAACTGATACGGCTTATTCAGCAACATTGATTGCTAGTACGGATACAGCTTTAACAGTTCCTATAGAATTTGCTTTGGGTAATTGTTCTAGTACTGCGGTTGCAAGATTATTAGCTATTATTGTAAGTGACCCAGGTGATGCAGTATGGGTAGCATTAAATGCTACTGCAACAGTTCCGGCAGGTGCTGCATTTGCGCCAACACTATCAGCACTTAATCCGGCTGCTTATGAAGTAAAAGGCGGAGATGTTTTACATTTTATCACTGCCGGCACCGGTGTAGATATTTCGATCAGATTTTATTGGATCACAAGTTGAGGATTAATTTATGTCATGGCCAGTATTACCAGCATTTGGCATTGTGAATAGTCCATTATTGGAATCGCCATTTGTTTCTAATAATGATAATGGAACAATGGGACCGCCGGTTTCTGCGAATCGTTTTTTGTTACTTTCAGGCGGCAATTTTAATCTGTTAAATGGCGCACCTATGCTTTTACTGGAGTAAAAAATATGGCAACACCTGAAAATATTCATCAAATTTATATTGGAAATCCAATAACAAGCAATGTTTCATCTGATTTAATGTATTTCGGTCAATCTCCATATGGGATTACTAATGATGCAGCCATGACATTTGTAAATTTTGCTGCACAGTTCTCACCGGTTATGTCGTTTCCATTCATTGTTGGCGCTAAAGGACCTTATACAACTATTCAATCAGCTATTAATGCGGCATCTGCTGTGGCTACAATGACACAACAACAACAAGTTTTGATAAATCCTGGAACTTACACAGAAAATGTTACTTTATTAGATTATGTTCATTGTTCGAGTTTTGGAGCATCCGATGTTGCGGTTACAATTAATGGCAATGCCACATATACTTCTTCTGTTGCTGGTGGGATATTATCATTAGATTCACTTAGTTTTACTGCTACAAATGCAGGTTTGCCAGCTGTTTCGGTTGCTGGAACCAGCACTTGTACTTTAAATATGGATAACTGCACTTTCACCGGTCAAGCAGGACCTTGTTTTTCTTTCAATAATCCTAACGCAACTGTTTTTAAATCAAATTCGACTGATTTTGCGCCATCAGGCCAGCAAATTTTTAATGTAGCAGCCGGTCTCATTACAATAAATGGATGCTTAATAGTTTCAACGGATACAGCATCAACTATTTCAGGTGGCACAGTAGAAATATTAGGTGGATTTGTAACCGATGCTTTTGTTATATCAGCAGGTTCTGGCGTTTTTATTAATAACTCAGTAATACAATCTAATAATAATTTATCTACTTTTACAATTGCTACAGGTGCCGAAGTCATTGCGCTTAATTCAAGTATTGATTGCTCAGCGGCTTCAGGTTATTGGGCAACCGGTACAGGAACTCTTATTTATAATGCATTAACAACAGGATTAGGATCAGCGACATCGATTAATCCGACTGTAGGTGCTTTTTCTTTACCACTTTTGGTTGGTGGATTAAGTTTTAATGGTGGACTAAATACATTTACAACTTCAGGTGCATTTTCGGTTATCCAAACATATACCGGTACAACTAATGTAACGTTTCCAACTACGGGAACATTAGCAACAACATCACAAATACCTTCTGTAGTTACACCATTACCTTTAAATTCCGGTGGGACTTCTGCGGATCTTACCGCATCTAATGGGGGAATATTTTATTCAACAGCTTCGGCTGGTGCTATTCTTGCGGGTACAGCTACAGCAAATCGAATGCTTCAGTCAGGCGCATCAACTACGCCAGCATGGTCTACAACAACTTGGCCAGCTACAAGTACAATTAATCAGATTTTATATTCATCAGCTGCTAATACGATAGTTGGTTTAGCAACTGCCACAACGGCTGTACTTACTACAGCTGCTGGTGTTCCAACGTGGGCTAGTCAATTATCATTAGGTTTAGGTGGAACAAATTCAGTTTTAACTGCCGTTGCCGGAGCTGTTGCTTATTCTAGTGCTACTGCAATTGCTTTTTCAGCTGCTGGCACTGCAGGTCAATTGCTTCAATCTGGAGGAACTGGAACGCCAACATGGACTTCATCACCTGCAGTTACCACGTTAGCAGTTGGTGCTGCGTCTTCGGGTTTAGGTCAAATTCAAGTTAGTGCTGTTTCAAGTTCTGCAAATATTGCAACTACAACTTGGTCAGCAGCTGCAAATACTTCACAATTTATTTCTGCTAAAAGCAATGGTACTTCAGTAGGATCTTATACAGCTTTAGCAATTAATAATCCGATTGGTCAATGGCAATCTTACGGTTCTGATGGAACACAGTTTACACTTTCTAGTAGCATAGTAAGCTATGTAAGTGGTCCAGTTTCTATAGGAGTTGTACCAGGAACTTTGATTTTTAATACTGCTAATGCTGCTGGTGTTTTAACGCAAGGAATGTCATTAAATCAATTACAACAATTATCTGTTGCTGGCCAAATTTCTGCGCCAAGTCTTGCGCTTTCAACGCCTCTTCCTGTAATCAGCGGTGGTACAGGATCAGCAACCGTCAATGGCGCAGGTATTAATCTTCAAACTACAGGTACTTGGGTACCTACTTTGTCACCTGCTACGGGTGCATTTGGATCTATTACTTATGCTGTTCAAACAGCTTCTTATATTCAAATCGGAAAATTGATATTCTTTAATGTGGCTATTAGTTTATCAGCCTTTACTATCGGTACAGCATCTGGCGTGATTACTATTACAGGTCTCCCTGCAGCAGCTGCTGCTGGAACCAATGGAATTAACCCTATTTTATATCGATTCATAAATTGTCCAGCTTCAGTTTTACAACTTGTTTCAGTTATTTCAGCTGGCGCTTCAGTTATAAATATTTATGAAATGTCTTCTCAAAATGCGGCTTATACTCCATTACCTGCTTCAACAATTGAACCAACTTCTGCAATTTATATTTCAGGATCTTATGTTTCAGTTTAATAATTAATTTTAAAGAGGAGGTAATTATGACAAATTTTGTATTTTCAAGTTTTCCAATTGATGGTATTACCATTGATTCATTGCCCAATGAAACATCTCCATTATTAACTGATTTAATTCCTGCTGTTCAAGGTGGAGTTACTTATTCTTTAACTCTTCAACAATTACAAACATTATTTAATTCAACAATATTGCCTATTCCATTTACTCCGGCATTTGTTCCAACAAATGGAGCGTTTTCGACAATTACATATAGCTCTCAAATGGGTAATTGTATACAGATTGGTAAATTATGTTTTATTAATATTAATCTAAGTTTGAGTGCATTAGTTAATGGAACAGCCTCAGGTCCAATTATTATTACTGGATTACCATTTGTTATTGGATTGGGAGCTGGCAATTATTTTCCTTTGGATGCAGTATATTCAAATTTTGCATTTTCTTCGAGTTATACACAATTAAATGCATATGGGCCAAATGGATATAACGAATTAAATTTAGTAGTATCAAATCCGAATAACACTGCATTTGTATATGGTAATGCAAATAATTTAACTGCATCATCTATATTAGTTATTAGTGGATGTTTAGTAAGTACTTAATTTTAAAATGGAGTTTTAAATCATGTCAATCGTATCCTTAACACCTTATTATGTTGGTCAAGTAAATCAGTTAATTACACGTTGGAAATTGGTTTGTACTGATTCTCTCGCAGTGTTAACAACTGCAGGTTATTTAAATACATCTAATCTAATGGGTTATAAACCATCACCAAATGATATTTTTGATGTTATTTATTTGTACACAGGATCAATTAATCAACTGGGCACAGGAACTTATACAGAATGCACGCCAACAGTTGTTTATATACAAGGCGTTGCAACTTATACATTAAATCAAGTTGTAGATGCCGGTAATATTCCATTACCTACGTTGCCTGTAGTAAGTACTGATCTTGTAGTTTTCAGTGGGACCGCCGGTGCTGTAGCTGATTCAGGTGTATTGCTGGCTAATGTTATGCAGAAAAATATTGTTAATACAATGGCTGCTGGATCTAGCATTGTTTTAGC